ACTGTATACAACTTTATAGGAGGAGAAGCCAATGGACTTTTTCGAAAATGGTTGGCATCAGAGAATGTCGACACTCTTGTGGGACACAACATTATTAATTTTGATGTTCCTATTCTGCGTAGGATTACTGGGATGGATTGGTCTTTTAATTTACGGGACACTCTCGTTCTTTCTAGACTATATAACCCTAGCCTTGACGGTGGGCACAGTTTAAGAGCGTGGGGTGAGAGGCTTGGTGATTATAAGGATGACTATCAAGGTGGATGGGAAGAGTATAGCCACGATATGTTAGAATATTGTCAGCAAGATGTGAGAGTTACCAAAGCTCTTTACAATCATTTTGTTAAAAATTTAACATTTTCTGAGGCAGTTAATTTAGAACATACAACGGCTGAGATTATTAAGCAACAGACCGATAATGGTATGATACTTAATGAAGAGCGTGCGTATGAACTACTAGCTGAGATGAAAGAGAAAGTGTTAGACATAGAGGACGAGGTACACGAGAGATTTAAACCTCTGCCTGTGTGGGTAGACTTAGTTCATCCTAAAGACAAGATGAAGAACAAAGACGGAAGTATCTCTAAAAGGTATCAGGCACAGTTAGATAAAGGTGCACACTTTAAAGATTGTAAGTGGGGATACTTTGAGTACCCTGAGTTTAACTTAGGCTCTCGTCAGCAGATAGCTAAGTATCTACAACACTTCGGTTGGAAGCCCAAAGCATTTACTGAGAAGGGAAATCCTATCGTAGACGAGAAGGTACTTAAATCTGTTAATATACCTGAAGCACAATTGATTGTAGATTACCTGACACTAACCAAGCGTATAGCTATGGTAAAGAGTTGGGTTGATGCAATAGATGAGCGTACTGGTCGAGTACACGGAAGAGTAAACCCTTGCGGTGCGGTGACTGGTAGGATGACACACTCTAACCCTAACTGCGCTCAAGTCCCTGCGACTAGGCACGGTAAGGACGGTAAAATACTTTGGGGTTTTGAGGGTGGCTATGGTGCTGACTGTAGAGACTTGTGGACTGTTCCCGAAGATTATAAGTTGGTTGGGTGTGATGCTAGTGGTCTAGAACTTAGAATGTTAGCACACTATATGAATGATGATAAATACACTAATGAGATACTTAACGGTGACATTCATTCTGCTAATCAGAAGTCAGCAGGACTACAGACTAGAGACCAAGCCAAGACTTTTATCTATGCGTTCCTATACGGAGCAGGTGATAGTAAGATTGGTGAGGTAGCAGGAGGTGGTGCAAAGCGTGGGCGTATACTTAAGAAGAACTTTCTTGACAATACTCCTGCATTAAAACAACTGCGAGAGAAAGTTTCCGAATCAAGCGGTAAGGGTTGGGTTACTGGATTAGATGGACGTAAGCTACACATACGCTCACAACACTCAGCACTAAACACTCTACTACAGAGTGCAGGTGCGGTGGTTATGAAGAAAGCGTTGGTACTGTTGGACTCTTATGCTAGACAGTATGACTTAGATTATAAGTTCGTACTGAATGTGCACGATGAGTTTCAATGCGAGGTCAGACAAGACCAAGCAGACTTCTTCGGAGGTCTAGCGGTAGGGTCTATCATTCAAGCAGGTAAATCTTTTAAACTAAACTGTCCTTTGGACGGTGAATACAAGGTAGGTGAAACGTGGCAACAGACTCATTAAAGAGTGGCTATCGTTTTGATAGAGTTAATTCTAAAGGTGAAGTTATTTTTAGAAGGGACACTAACGAAACTTTAGAGTACGTTGAGAAGTACTTAAATTCTAAAGGTATTGAATATGAAGTTAGAGAGGGTGCTTATATGTTATGGATAAAGAGAGATAAGTGGTATGCTTATTCTTATACAACTGGAAGATGGCATCCTTATGTAAAAAATAGCTATCCTAAGAAACATTACAGGTCTAATGGGATAGACGATTTTATAACAAGGTTTACAAAAGACAGTAAGATAAAAGAAAAGGTAGATTCACATTTAGGTTGTTTTTCATATCCTAATTGCGACATTGACCCATCAGGCTGTACTGTTAATAATGATGATTATGAAGAGTATGGACATAGAGATAACAAGGAGGTACAACAATGAGTACAGATACTCTAGTAAGCGACATATATCGTATGATTGACACCAAGGATATTCCTGAAGGTGTGCCTGTCGAACAAGTAATAAATGACTTCGGTGAGAATATGAAGCAGATATTGAGAGATAATATCACAGAGCACGAGTTTGATAGACGTAAGCTCCGTATGTCTAACATAGGTAAGAAAGATAGACAGTTGTGGTATTCTTATAATGGCTATGAGGGTGAGAAACTATTACCCCATACAAGAATCAAGTTCCTATATGGTCACTTGATTGAAGAGATGGTACTAGCTCTTACTAAACTTTCGGGTCACGATGTGACACACGAACAGAAGCAAGTAGAAGTAGACGGTATCAAAGGCTCTATGGACTGTAAGATTGATGGTGTACTTACTGATGTTAAATCAGCATCATCTTATGGCTTTAAGAAGTTCAAGGATGGCTCATTAGTTAATGATGACCCCTTTGGATATATAGACCAAATCAAAGGCTATGCTCACGCTGAGGATACGACAGATATTGGTTGGTTAGTTATGGATAAGACCAACGGACATCTTACATATCTAAAGTATGATATGGCTGATGAGTCTCAATGGTACTGGTCGAAGTTAAACTTTTTCTCTATACCTGAAAGAATAAAGAATATAAAGAAAATAGTTAAAGCAGAGACACCGCCTGAGAGATGTTATGAGACTATACCCGATGGTAAGTCAGGCAATATGAAACTTGCCGTTGGTTGTAGTTACTGTGCATATAAGCACGATTGTTGGGGTGAAGACCTAAGAACATTCTTATACTCTAATGGACCTCGTTACTTGACGCAGGTTGTACATTTACCTAACGTAATAGAGGTGGATAGAGATGGCAATAAAGTTTCGCAGTAAGCTAGAGAAAGAATGTTCCGAAGCTCTTGGTAAGGAATGGAAGTATGAACCTTGTAGGATAGCCTATACTATCCGTAAAAACTATACGCCTGATTTTGTTAAAGGCAAGTACCACATAGAAGTTAAAGGGTTCTTTCGGAGTGGGGACAGACAGAAATATAAATCAATTGCTGAACAACTTAGGTTTGAAGGTAAGGAGTTAATATTCTTGATGCCCCGCCCCGACTCCAAAGTAGCTAAGGGTAATAAAATTACTTACAGGAAATGGTGTGAGAAGTACGACATCAAAGTATTTTCAACTAAAGAAATTAAGGAACTAAAGAAATGGACGAAGATAAAATAAATCCTAACCATTATAAACAAGGTAACATTGAGGTCATAGATTTTATCTTAGACCAAGATATGGACTACCTAACTGCCTCGATAACTAAATACATCTGCAGGTGGAGATTTAAAAACGGATTAGAAGACTTAAATAAAGCTCGTTGGTTCTTAGATAAACTTATAGAACACGAGGGAGGGCAGTATGGCTCTAACTCTTAATGAACTTAAAGAACGTATAGTCCAAGAAGCAATAGACCCTTGTACTCTGTGTGAGGTATTAGACATAACAACAGAAGATATCTTACACGAGTTCGAGGATAAATTAATAGACAAACGGGAGGAGTTTGACGATGTTGATGATACCTACTGAAAACTTTATTATGATGTCATTAGCGTTTCTTACATTAGGGGCAATCCTAATATGGAGACACGGTACTAAATGTTATGATAGAGGAATAACTGATGCGATACTTATGCACAGAAACGGAAGACTAAAATATAATACTTACTTAGATGACAATGGTAGCAAGATGATAAACATTGAAATCGACCCACTAGAAGGAGATGAATAAATTGAATAAATTACCAAATGATTACCAAAACTTTATTGCACTTAGCAGGTACGCAAGGTGGCTACCTGAGAAGAAGCGGAGAGAGACTTGGGAGGAGACCGTAGCTAGGTACTTTGACTTTATGGAAGAGCACCTAAAAGAAAATACAAACCAAGAGTTAGTACCTAAGACTAGGAAGATACTTGAGGAAGCAGTATGTAACTTAGAAGTTATGCCTAGTATGAGAGCTCTTATGACCGCAGGTCCTGCTCTTGCTAAGAATAATATAGCAGGGTACAACTGTGCTTATCTTAGTGTAGACCATCCTAAAGCATTTGATGAGTGTCTATTTATATTGATGCACGGTACTGGCGTAGGGTTCAGCGTAGAGAGACAACACGTCAATAAATTACCTGAAGTGCCTACAGATATGGTAGATGTAGAGGATGTTATTGTCGTACAGGATAGTAAGGAAGGGTGGCAGTCTGCGTTCCGTAAACTAATCACTTATTTATATGACGGTGAGATGCCTAAGTGGGACTTCTCTAAGGTCAGACCTAAGGGTGCTAGACTTGCTACCTTTGGTGGTCGAGCCAGTGGTCCTGAACCTCTACTTGATTTGTTTAACTTCTCTACTAACATATTTAAAG